AAGTTACTACTATTGTAAAAGGTATCGAAGCAGGTAACGTAAACGCTACTGACGATGCTGGAACAATTGTTGGAATGGGAACAGCAGACGGTTCTGCTTTTGAAAGCGGAACTACAGACGTATTGTTCTTACACATTCAAACAACTGGAACAATTACAGCAGACGGCTCAAACGCTTATGGTGTAACTGGTGCAGTAACAACAATTGAAAACATTGTAGAACCAAAACTGTAATAAAGTTTTATAACTTTGGAAGGGTGTCAAGAAATTGGCACCCTTTTTTTATGACCGGTAAATACTTTCACTATGCCAAGGTACAAAATTAAAACATCTGTAGATATCACACGTTCCAACGTTGACCGAGCAGACCCTGATCAAATTAGGCAAGGGCAACAGAGCAATTTTAATACGCTACTGCAAGGTATAGGAATGAGAGCCAATGTTGAATGGACACACAATCCTTCACGTTCGATGTTAGAAACTGATGGCAAAGTTGCATATTGGCTCTGGGAATTTACTGTTGAAAGAGAAGATGTATTTTTGACAGATGGCGACCCTGTAGGATTGTTGAAACAAGATTTACATGGTGTGCCTATTATTAAAAATTTGACAGAAACAGAAACGTTCCCTAAAGCATGTTTCCTTATTGATAAAAATATCTGGATTGAGAAAATTTAAAGATATACTGATCGTATTATCCTATAACAGTTACTGGTAAATATTAGTATGAACAGATTACATTACAATACAATAATGATGAGCACTATCTTTTTTATGGTGTTTGGTTTCCTATTGTCACTGTATGGTTTACATACTGATGCTCACAACATTGTTTACGTGGGTGTTACAATTATGGCAGGCGTATGTGCTGTATGGTGGTTTTGGGTTATGTTTGTAATTAAGGATATGTTTGATAGGGTTGAAAAGGCAGCAGACAAAATGGTTGAAGTCAAAGTAGAATTAGGAGGCATAAAAGGGCTACTTAAGAAACTATTTGATCGCGGCGATGATAAATAAACATATAGGCAATTACATTAAGGCTATCTTAAAAACGCATTAGGCTAACGAACGAGTTTACTAATTGCCCCTAGAGCAGGGGAGTTTTTGGAGAATAATAGATGGCAAAGAGCCAGACTACAAGTTTAGAAAAAGAAAGTTTAGAAGCACATGTTGACTTGTGCGCCCTTCGTTACGAACAGTTAGATACCCGTATGACTAACTTGGAAACAAAGGTTGATAACATTCACAGAGATATTACTGAAGGCCAAAAAGGATTAACCAAAGTTATAATTGGTACTACAGGCACAGTAATTGCAGCAGTCCTTTCAGTTGTTGTTACAATTATGCTCAAGATGTAAGCATAAGATTTATAGATTGTTTAAATACTGGCCTAAGGGCCTTTTTTTATGAGTGAAGTATCTAAACGTTTTGAGTTGTTAGTTAAGTCCGTCTATAAAAAATTTATAGATAACGGCATACATCTGCCTCAACGAACACCAGAAGGTATTTTAGTTGGCAAAGTTCTTATTAAAAGTAACGGTCCATTGAAAGACCTTGTAGTTGACGGAACAATAGCCTATCGTGAAATATGTTTGAATTGTGTGGCTATCAAAATTGCTAACAATTTAGCGAGTGATATAAATCAAAGACTAACAGAACAACTATTCGAAATAGACAGAGAATATAGTAAACATTTTGTAGACAGCAAGTTTTTGATTGATAATTATCATAGAGCGGTAAATAACAATAATGAAGAAAAGGCAGAAATCCTGTGGACTAGATATGAAATTGCCAAAGAAAAAGCATTAAATGCTAAATCTAGAGCAGAGTATTTGACAGGTTTTTGAATAAATATAATATAACATCTGGGAAGAGGACAATGAAAACACAAGACCTATTTAAAACAAAAGCAGAAAAGGTGAATGAATCTATTCACAAGGCTTTCGGCAAGAAAATTGATTTTTCTACGTTTGACGCTCCTAAATTAGAGGATGCACGTAACAAACTTAGAACACAACTACATCAGGCAAGAAGCACAAGCGAATTCAACGAAAATTTAGAAGATGATACATATCATGAAGCGCAATGGATGCTTGACGCAATAAACAAAGAATTAGAAGAAAGAGAAGATACTGCTATCAAAGGTCTTGAAATAGCAGAAGAAGATGAAACCCCAGAAAACTCCGGAGAAGAAATGGAAACTAAAGTAACTGAAGGTGAAATCCAACAAGCAAGTGCTATTGTTACAGCAAAAACTATGGTTGATAGATTAAGCCGTTTTATTGAGGAGATTTCTTCAATGGAAAACGAAACACTATTACAACTAGGTGATTCAATTAGAGACGAAATTGGTCAAGCAGAATCAAAACAGTTTATTGAATCAAGTGCACCAGCAATTCAAGCAGCATTGGAAAACCTTAAAACAACACGTGAAACTTTATCAAGCGCAGTTGGCGTATTAGCAGGTGAAGAAACATCAAGCGACATGCTTGGTGCAGAACCTGAAGAAGGCGGAGCAACTGACATGGCTGAACCAGCAGCAGATGCAGGAGCAGAAGCACCAGCAGAACCAGCAAGCGATGACTTTGCAGCAGCAGAGCCAGCAGCAGGCGGAATGGAAACAGCAGGTAGAGAGCAGCGCGAATCAATCAATTACGAGTCACGTTTATTAAAAACACTGGCAGGTTAATATGAAACTGTCGGAGTTCTATCTAGACAAAGAACTTACAGATGCCCTTCCAACACCAGGAATGGGAGCAAAACCTGCACCAGCAGCACCAGCAGTTCCAGGACAAGCACCTGCTACTGATCCACAAGCACAAGCCAAGATGATGGCACAGCAGGCTCTTGATATGCAGAATAGAAAGAAAGAATTGCAAGATCAAATCAAAGCCAAGCAACAAGAAATTATGGATCTTCAAAAAGAACTAGCGAGCATTAAGTAATGAGATTTAGAGAGTTCGCACCAGACATGATGATTGATAGATACGTTATCGTATTAAAAAATCTTATAGGCAGGGCCTCTGCAAAAAAGGTTCCTGCAAAACTAAACTGGGCAGGACTTAATAAAATATTAAAATCAAACGATGCATCACTTGCAGCAGACTATGAAACATTTAAAGCAATGTATGATACATCTCCGGCTATTCAAAACCTAGTAAAAAACTTTAATGCAGATGGTTTAGAATTAAATGTACCCGGTGCAGCAGATGATGAAACACCTGCAGATGGAACAACAGATGCACAGGCAGCAGTTGATGCTACAGCAGCAAGTGCAGCACCACAGCAGTTAGCACAACAATAATACCACTCTTAACATTTCAACTTTAAGCGTACAATATATACTATGATGAATAGTGATTTTAAATTCTTGGGAATACAAATGGACTGCACTACTGACAGTGTTAGAAATGCTAACCATATTGCTAAGTCTCTTTATGATAATCCTGAATGCGATTATGCAATCACACCAGAATGTGCTTTGAGTGGTTATGGAAATAATTGCATGAATGAGTCAAGCGATGAAGCATTAGATATTGTGTTAAGTGCTTCGAGAGAAACACAGACAGGTTTATTCCTAGGTACAATGTCAGAAGGAGAAGACCTATACAACGATTGTTTGATTATAAACAATCAGGGAACTATTGTAAATCATCAACCAAAAAGCCTAATCATACCTTACGATGCAGAATTAGGTTGCAAACCTGCACCAATGAACAATCCTATTGAACTTCCTGATCATCCCGGCATCTCCGCTGGTGTAATGATATGCAATGATTTTTGGGGAGGACCACTCGGAGGAACGGCTTGTCTTCCACAACAATATTGTAAGGACGGAGATGTCAATATTCTAATACACTGCACAAATGGTGCTCGTGGTAATGGCGAATTAATTGATCAAATAAATTGGGATTGGCATACTGCTTGGTTACAACAGATAAGCAGTATTTTTAGGATCACAGTAATTAGTGTTGATAACAGTTGCCATATGAATGGCGAACCTTATGATGGAAGAACTTCATCTCCTAGCGGATGCTGGGTAGCAGGCGAAAAGATAGCAGGTGTATCTGAAATTGGACAGCATAACTTCACAGTCACATTACCAAAAGATAAGATGTATCCTTGGGGTAATACATTGCAAAATCATACTTGACAAGCAATTAAATTGATAGTAATATATACAGTATGACTCATGAACCCAAAGCCGATTTACTGCCACTTTTCTCTCAGCCAGTCTGTGTAACAGAACTGCCAATTACAGAAGAAGTAGCAACACACATAAGAAACTTAGAGTATTATGAAATGGAGTCAAGCGTTGGCTGGCTCTCTGAAGATACTCTAGTGTTAGAGAATTCTGTTATGTCTGATTTAAAACACAACCTGCTTAACATTATTAAAGGTTATGCACATGCTATGTTACAAGTACAAGACGACCTAGACTTTTACATAACCAACAGTTGGGTAACAGTACACAAGTACGGTGACTCTGCACCTGCACACAATCATGATAACAGTTTAATATCCGGAACCTGTTATATTAATATTCCAGATGACGACGAAAGTATGTTTGAAATATATGCTCCGCAGGCACATAATCTTTTTGGTTTTCTAAAACCAAAGTATAAAGAATGGAATATTTTTAACAGCAAAAACTGGTCAGCGAAACCAAATACCGGAACAACAATACTTTTTCCTTCGTACTTAGAACACGGAACTTCTCCTATGACTTCTCACACAGACAAACGTTATTGTTTGGCATTTAATGTGTTTGCACACGGAGACTTTCATGATTCGTGGATGAAAGATAAAGCACCAATCAATAGGTTAGTATTATAAAATGTCAGACACTCTTAAACCACCACCCTTCGTAGAAAGATATCAGTATAACGAGCTGAAACAAATTAATGATAAAGTTACACGTAAACGTGTATACCTGACACCAGATGGTGAAAAACTTCCAAGTGTTACAACAATCCTTAGTAGCACGAAAGATATGACTCATCTAAATGAATGGCGCAAGCGTGTTGGTGAAGAAAACGCTAGACGTATTACTACAGAAGCCGCTGGAATAGGCACAGCAATGCACGGTAATTTAGAAAGATTCTTAGTTGGCATGCAAAGACAACCGGGTAATAATCCTGTGCATGTACAAGCAAACAAGATGGCTGATGTGATTATCAAAAACGGACTCAAAGACGTAGATGAAGTATGGGCTATGGAACAAAGTTTATATTTTCCAGGACTATATTCAGGTACAACGGACTTATGTGGTGTTTATAAAGGCAAGCCTGCTATAATGGACCACAAACAAACTAATAAGCCTAAGAAAGCAGAATGGGTTGAAGATTACTATTTGCAACTTGTAGCGTATGCAATGGCACATAACGAAGTATACGGCACAGATATAAAGTCTGGCGTTATTTTTATGTGTAGTAGAGACTTACAATACCAGCAATTTGAGTTAACTGAGGATAACTTCCAAAAATACCAAGATATGTGGCTTAATAAGGTAGAAGAGTATTACAACGCAGTCTGATAAATACTAATAACAATTTAGGAGTTAGTAAGTGGCTGTTGTTCAAATAAGCAAAATCCAGATCCGTAGAGGTCAAAAAAATTCAAGCAGTGGTGTTCCGCAGTTAAGTTCTGCTGAACTTGCATGGGCAGTAGATACACAAGAATTATACATTGGTAACGGTTCTGTACAAGAAGGTGCTCCATATGTAGGCAATACTAAAGTATTAACGGAACATGATAATATACTTGAACTCGCAAATAGTTACAGATTTTCTTCTGATGACCCATCAATTACACTATCGCAGCCAAGAACACTTTTAGGGAAGATAGATGAAGTTGAAGTTTCTGTAATTGATTACGGTGCAGTACCAGATGGAAGTACATCTGCTAACCAAGCATTTGTAAACGCATTTACAGAACTGTTTAGAAATACAGACGACACATACAAAAAAGTACTTAAAGTTCCTAATGGCGAATATCTATTTACAACTGACCTTGAAATACCAAGCAATGTTATACTAAGAGGTGAAACACAGTCAGGAACCAAACTTAAAATTGATACTACCAACATTAGATTTATTTCATCAAGCGGCACTGGACTTGCTAGTTTTACAAGTAGTGATAGACCAGAGAATGTAAAAGTTGAAAATTTAACTATTGAAAGATCAAGTGGCCAAACTGTTATATCGGGTGTGAAAGATTCAACATTTGAAAATGTTACTTGGAAAGGTGAGTACCAACTTAGCACTCCATCATCAAGTATTAATCTTGCTACAATAGATAGTGCTGTGTTTTGGAGTAATAGTATAGCAGGAATTAAAGTTGACGGAATAAAATTCAAAGGTTGTAAGTTTGAAAGTAATGCAGTCAGTGTAAAAGTAAGTCAGACTGTCGCTACTGATACAAAGGTTGATTTTCATGATTGCGAATTCTTTATAAATGATACATCGATTAATGTTATAGGTGTTAACGGCCAAGCGAACAATTGGCAGATTAAAGATTGTGAATTTAAAGAAGTTAGCAGATATGTGTTCAACAGCAATTGGGGTTCAGGAACTAAATTTATAGGATCTTCATTTACTAATTGTGGTAACAGCACAAACACAGCCGCTAATCCTGTTTGGCCAATGATATCATTTGGTGAAAGCACAGACAACATTGTTACAAATTGTTTTTCTAATAGACAACAGAATGCAGGTATTGTAAGTTCAGAAACAATTACAGGTATATCAGAGGTTGTAAATGCAGACTTTACTCAAATCACAAACAGAAACAATTCAGAAATATTTTTATCAAACAGTTTTAGACCAGTTGCGGTCTTTGGTGCATTGAACAATTTTATATCTTTAAATTATATTTTGAGATTAGGTGTTCATGTTAGGTACGGCAAACTTGTAATTACAATCGGTGACGGCCTACAAAAAATTAGTTTTACAGATGATTATCAATATTCAGACTTATCCACAACTTCAGAAGGTGGTAGAATGATGAGCAACTTTCAGTTTGATGTAGAACTAAGAGATAACGATACAGATAGTGGTATTGAAACAGTTGTATTGTACTACAAGAATCCTTTATCAACAGGGGAAACAGGCAATATATCTTTTGATGTTTCCTATGGCGCATAAAAATACGTTTTTGAACACTTTTTCTGTTGTGTTCTTAATAACTATCTGTTACAATAAAAACTTATTAAACATATGAAGTGGTTTCTTCATTTGTTCTGTAATAGGGGCGGCTCAACCCGATCCCGATAAATACCCTTATACAAATTATTAAGGAATAGAGGCAAGAAAAAAAGATGACAAAAGAAATTTACATCACGAAGCGTTCCGGCTCCAAGGAAAAATTAGATTTAGATAAAATGCATTTTGTAGTCGAGGAGGCGTGTAAAGGTCTTTCTGGTGTAAGTGCATCACAGATAGAAATGAACGCTGACTTACAGTTTTACGACGGTATGTCATCGGAGGAAATTCAAAACATTTTAATTAAGAGTGCTAATGATCTTATCTCATTAGAAGCACCTAATTACCAATATGCAGCAGCACGTTTATTACTGTATACTTTACAAAAGCAAGTGTATGGAAGATACGAACACAAATCTTTAACAGAAGTTATTGATAAAAACATCGAGAGAGGTGTGTATGATTCTGCTATAAAAGAAAAGTATTCACAAACAGAACTTAAGAAAATGAACACGTGGATCAAACATGATCGTAACGAAGAATTTACATATGCAGGATTACGTCAAGTTGTAGATAAGTATTTGTGTCAAGACAGAAGCAACGGAGATATTTTTGAAACTCCGCAGTTTATGTACATGATGATTGCAGCAACATTGTTTGCTGAGTATCCTAAGGAGACACGTTTAACATACGTAAAAAAATATTATGACGCGACCAGTCTTTTTAAAATCAACATCCCAACCCCTGTCATGGCAGGAGTACGTACTCCTATTCGTCAGTTTGCCAGTTGTGTTCTTGTTGATGTGGATGATACTCTTCCTAGTATCTTTAGCAGTAATAGCGCAATTGGTTACTACATTGCTCAAAGGGCAGGAATTGGGATTAACTCCGGAAGAGTTAGAGCAATCAACTCAAAAATACGAGGTGGAGAAGTAGCCCATACAGGCGTTGTCCCATTTCTAAAAGTTTATGAAAGCACGGTAAGAAGTTGTACACAAAATGGTGTACGTGGTGGTAGTGCAACTACCCATTTCCCTATATGGCATTATGAGATTGAAGACATCCTTGTACTTAAAAATAATAAAGGTACTGAAGATAACAGAGTACGTAAACTAGACTATTCAATTCAAATCAATAAAACTTTTTATGAAAGGCTATTGGCTGACGGAGATATAACTCTTTTCTCGCCACATGATGTACCAGAAGTTTATGAGGCTTTCTATTCCGGAGACAACGAAAAGTTTCAAGAATTGTACGAAGCAGCAGAAAGAAAAACATCTATTAGAAAGAAAAAAATTAAAGCAAGAGCTTTGTTCGGTGATCTTTTGAAAGAACGAGCTGAAACAGGACGTATCTATATTATGAATGTTGATCACGCAAACAGTCATAGTTCATTTAAAGATCCTGTTTACATGAGTAACTTGTGTCAGGAGATTACACTTCCAACTAAACCTATTCAGCATATTGATGATGAAGAAGGAGAAATTGCTCTTTGTATTCTTAGTGCAATTAATGTAGGACTTATTACTCAACTAGAAGAACTAGAAAACTTATGTGATCTTGCTGTAAGAGCTTTAGAAGAAATTATAGATTATCAAGGATATCCTGTTAAGGCTGCTGAAGTAAGCACTAAAGCAAGACGTTCACTTGGTATAGGTTATATTGGACTTGCACACTATCTTGCTAAACATAAAGTAAAATACAGCGATAAAGAAGCATGGAAACTTGTACATGAACTTTCAGAAGCATTCCAATATTATCTACTTGTTGCAAGTAATGAACTTGCCAAAGAGCGTGGTGCTTGTGAATACTTCAATCGTACTAAATATGCTGACGGTATATTACCAATCGACACTTATAAGAAAGATGTCGATGATGTTATTAAGGCGAAACTGCAATATGATTGGAATGATCTTAGGAAGGACATTAAGCAGCACGGCTTACGGCACAGCACATTGTCCGCACAGATGCCTTCGGAGAGCAGTTCCGTTGTGTCGAATGCCACAAATGGAATTGAGCCCCCAAGAGCTTTCTTGTCCATTAAGAAGTCCAAGAAAGGACCTCTTAAACAAGTTGTTCCGCAGTTTCATACGCTAAAGAATTTTTATACATTACTTTGGGATATGCCAAGCAACGAAGGTTATATCAATATCGTTGCCGCTATGCAAAAGTTTTACGATCAAGCAATTAGCGGAAATTGGAGTTATAACCCAACACACTTTGAGAACAATGAAGTTCCTTTAAGTGTGATGATGAAAGACATGTTGACAACTTACAAAATGGGTTGGAAAACAAGTTACTATCAAAACACCTATGACTTTAAAGGTGAAGATGACGATGTGCAGCCAGCAGGTTTGGAAGAAACTGTTGTTGACACACAAGTAAATGGTGCTAAAATGAATGGCACGATGAATGGTCATATGAATGGCCATATGAATGGAAGCGAACCTGTTTCGGCAGATATTGATGATGGCGAAGAGTGTGAGGCTTGTAATATTTAGAGTGTATGACGAAAAAGAAAGAGAGCAAAAAATTGACCAGTAAAACAGTATTCAACAAGAACAAAGTAGATTTCACTAAAGAGTTCATGTTCTTTGGCGAAGATGGAAATACGCAACGCTATGATGTGTTTCGTTATCCAGAGTATGACAAACTAAATCAAACGATGTTAGGTTACTTCTGGCGTCCAGAAGAAGTGAGTCTACAAAAAGACAGATCAGACTATCAAGACTTTCGTGAAGAAGAAAAACATATTTTTACGAGCAACTTGAAATATCAAACATTATTAGATAGTGTACAAGGACGTGGACCTTGTCTTGCTTTCTTACCATACTGTTCTAATCCTGAATTAGAAAGTTGTATTGTATGTTGGGACTTCCAAGAAACAATCCACAGTCGTTCATATACACACATTGTAAAAAATGTTTATGCAAATCCTGGTGAAGTATTTGATACTATCCTAGAAGACAAAGAAATTATTGCAAGAGCCGAAAGTGTCACTAAAGAGTACGACAAGTTTAATGAGATTGCAGATAACTACTTCCATCATAAAAAAGGCAACATGTATGAAGTTAAAAAGCAATTATACAAAGCAATGATGACAGTAAACATACTTGAAGGTTTACGTTTCTATGTATCCTTTGCATGTACGTTTGCATTTGGTGAGCTAAAGAAAATGGAAGGATCTGCTAAGATTATTTCATTAATTGCACGTGACGAAGCAACACACTTAAATTTATCTACACACATTCTAAAGCATTGGGCAAAAGGTGATGATGATCCAGATTTTATTAAAATTGCTAAAGAGTGTGAAGAAGAAGTTTATGAAATGTGGCGTGAGTGTGTTGAAGAAGAAAAGCGTTGGGCAGACTATTTGTTCCAGAAAGGAAGTATTGTAGGACTTAATGCAAACTTGTTACATGCATACGTAGAGTTTATTGCTAACAAAAGACTTAAAGCATTAGGATTAAAAACAATATATGATCGTCCTATCAATACAAATCCGCTTCCTTGGACACAGCACTGGCTATCTAGCTCAGGACTTCAAGTTGCACCACAGGAAACTGAAGTAGAAAGTTATATTGTTGGCGGTGTAAAGCAAGACGTAGAAAAAGATACATTCAAAGACTTCACACTTTAGGATAAGTACTTGTATGTTCAAAGCGCAATTTAAAAAACATTCTCCGTACGAAGCATGGACTACATTTGGCACCTACGGATCTGAAGCACAAGCCATATCTGCTGCATTACAAAAGAAAAAAATGGGTGTGATAATGGTAAGAGTTACAGACAAAAAAGGCGCAACAATTTATTCTGGTTAATGTATGAGAGATTGGTTTCTTAAATTAATAGATTGGAAAATTGCACTTCTGCAAAAACTCAGATTGTTTGTATCAGGCGAATCTAAATACATATATACAGATAAACAGCAGCAACAATTTGTAAAGAAATGGATGATGAAAGAATGATTGAGATATACGGAAAACCAAGTTGTCCTTTTTGTGTAAAGGCAGTAAACTTATGCAAGACACGTCAACTTGAACATACATATAAATCGCTAGGAACAGACTACACAAGAGAAGAATTACTTGAATGGTTTCCTGGTGCAAGAACAGTGCCACAAATTAAAATTAATGGTAAAACAATTGGTGGTTATAATGAATTTGAAAAGTATCTAGATGACACAGGATACAACGGAACAGGTCACACACTATGATAATTGAAACACCCTACAAAGTAGGAGACACAGTCTCTATTAAACTTACATCAGGCGAAGAAGTTGTTGCAAGGTACAAAGAAGATAAAAACAGTGCTATGGTGTTGTCTAAACCTTTAATGGTTACAGCAACACAAAAAGGCTTAGGTCTAGCACCGTTCATGTTTACTATTGGACCTGACTCTACAGTGTCAATAGATAATAGCAAAGTAGTTTGTGTTGTAAAAACACAAGACGAAATGTCTAAGCAGTATATTCAAAGCACAACAGGAATAGCAACATAGATGCCCGGCGTTGTACGAGTAGGACAAGACGTACACATTGGGCATGCAAGTCCTACACCAAGTCCATTTCATCAAACTGCTTATGCAGTTGGAAGTCCTGATGTTTTTACTAATAACAGTTCAACAGTAAGACTAGGTGATACTACATCATGCGGTGACCCCGCAGTAGGTGCTTCACCAAATGTATTTGCAAATAGTATTGCTATTCATAGATTAGGAGATGCAACTGCTGGACATGGTAGTTGGGTTCCAAATGCAGCAGCCACAGGTTCAGGTAATGTGTTT